TTAACTTACTGATTTTAATAAGCCTCTGGTGTCACTTTGGTGACTATGGGGCATCATTGGGACATAATCTGTCAGCTTCTGATTCAGCATTGCGATCTGTTCTGCATTACTGTCAGTCATCCATGCTCCGTATACATTGAATACCATCTGGGCACTTGCATGGCCCATCTGGCTGGCAATGAAGCTTGGGTTTGCTCCGGCAGATAATGACCAGCACGCATAAGTGTGTCGTGACTGGTATGCTTTCCGGTGCCTGATGCCCGCACGCTTAACGGCTGTTTCCCATGAGTCGCCAATAGAATCTACCTTGTAGATAAAACCGACCTGTTTGCTTTTTCTAACCACCTGGGGGTTAAATACGAAAGTACATTCATGATTCACTGAGCGCCCATATTCACGTAGTTGAACCTTGATGTGGTGCTGCTTACCCAGTCTTGTCATTTCAGCCTGATTTTTCAGGACACTGATAGCGGGCTGGATAAGATGCACAACCCTGTTTGTACTTGCTTCAGTTTTAGGTAGAGTGAACTCACTGAGTTTCGTATAATTGCGCCTGATAGTAATAGTTCCTGCTTTCAGATCGATATCTTCCCAGGCCAGGGAGACCAGTTCACCGTGACGCATTCCTGTGTACACAGCCAATGACCACAGGTTTTTCGTTTGCTGATGTCGGCAAGCATCTATCAGGCGAATAAATTCGTCACGAGTTAGCGGATCTGGCTCTGCCCTGGCTCTTTTAAGAGGCTTAATTCCCTGGAAGGGATTTGCTTCTAAGTAACCGTGATCTGCAGCAAACTGAAACATTCCAGCGATTGTCGTCATGTAATAATTTACAGTAACGACGCTCCGTCCTTTTGCTGCTGCTTTGTTTTTCGTTGAATTCTGGTACCCGGTCAGCAAATCTTTCCTGATATACAGCAATTCCTCTTTAGTTACCGATGACACCAGTCTGCTGCCTCCAATTTTCGGAACCATCGTTCTTGCAACGGATTCATAGCGATTGAATGCATTTGCAGAGATCTCCATTCGTTTCAGATCCAGCCACTTTTCTTCAAGTTCCTTCACCGTAATTTCTTTTTTACTTACCCCAAAAGCCTGAAGGTTAGGGGATTCAGGGAACTGTGCAGCATAATCAAAGCTTCCTGTGCGGATGGCAAAACATACCGATGTCCGCAGTTCCCCGGCGATCTTCCTGTTCTTGGCAGTGTCAGGGACACCAAGATTTTCCCTGACACGTTTACCTTTAAAATTAAACCAGATGCGTAATGTGCCGCCGTGGTTTTCGACGCCTGTTGGATATTTGACTTTATCCATTGATACCTCCAGACGCCCAAGAGCGATACGAGCTTACATACTTCATGGCATTAAATCACCCAGGTTGTTTGTTTTTCATTGAAGCGACCCAGGCATCTATTGCTTTTCTGTTATACATACATTCACTGGAAGGCTTTGGATTACCGTCTGGTGATACGTGAATATACTCTCTTCCAACCATCCAGCATTCTTTCCGGGCCCGAAGAATTGTGCCTGGTTTGAGCCCGGTAATTGCGATTAGAACGCTTTCACAAACCCATTCATTGGGAGCCAGTTGAATCACATTGCCCATGCATTACCTCACACAACACTCAGCCCACGGCAGTGGCACCACACTTCAAACATTCGTTTCACAATTTCACGACAGTAGAAACCGTCAACATCTCGTGTCAGGTCATAGCGATTGCCGTAACGCTGGTGGACCCATCGTTCAAATGCTTTATTCATTCTTTACTTCCTTTTCATGGCCCGTAATTTTTTCAGATGAGCTTCCTGCTCTGTTTCTGCCAGAATTTTGCGGTACTCCTGGTGGTCAATATGTTCGAACAGGCAGTTTAACTCACCAATGCGTACCCGCCCGGATCGTCCGTCCATCCGTCGAAAGAACACTGAGTGCTCAGTGATGCGAGTAATCACCACGGGGTATCCGGCTCTGTCCGTGTATATCTGACTGCGTTGAATCAAAGCGAACATGTGGTTATCCCCATCGACAAATCGAGAACACAACAAACGCTGCTGCGAATACCACCCCCAGAGTTACGATTGCATCACGCCAGCTCATTGATTCACCTCCTGCGGCGGTTCTGGCAGCGGCATCCAGTGGGTTACCTCCTTGAGATACAGGTCTTCGCCACCACCGTCATCCCAAGTGGGCTTGCCATCATTAAACCAGTCGCCATATACGCCGACCTGAGTGTTGGGGATGCTTGGTGGGTAGTTGTTTTTAAAGTCAGCAGCTAACACATAGCATTGTCGCTCTCCCATTTCTGGCATTCGCTCACTACAGCTTATCCAACTATCCGGAGTTACCGGAAGCGAGAACGGCAGCACATCTCTGTGAACAAGTTTTTGCTGTGACAGGTTATCCAGAACTTTCTGTACTGCTGCATCACCGAATACACCAAGCGCATCTGCCATAACTCCTACAACCTGATAAGCCTCAGCGCATACCGTGGATAAACCATCCGGAATTACCGGAGAGTTGCCGGGTTCTTTAATGTGCAAGCGAGGCTCACCATCTTTTGGCTCAGGCCACTGGCGCTCCATGTTGATCTTCAATTTATCTTCCATAGCAACGTTAATTTCAGCATCGCTGATGCCAGCACGGCGTTGTGCATCCCACAACAGAAACTGCATATCAGCCCACTCGCTAAGATCGTCTGGTTCGGCTGCGGCTTCCAGTGCCTCTTTTGAGAGGTGTTTCAGTGGACCAATGGGGCCAACGCAGCCAAATGTGGAGTCAGACCATTTGGCATGCTCGTGGCGAATCTGTTCGCGTTCCAGTGATGCCAGTGCAATTCGTGCCAGTTCCATTTGTTCGCCACGGGTAAGCCCGTTTTCAAGCGGGTATTTAATGAACAATTCGATACGTTCTTTAGTGATAGTGCTCATATCACTCTCCTTTGATGCGAATGTTTACAACCTGGCAGGCCTCTTTTAGCATCCAGTAAATAGCGTCTTTCCATGCTCCGGTTTCGGCTGGCGGATTCTCACGTTTTACCTGCTCATAGAAGCGCACAGCTTTAACCAGTCCTTCCGGCACTACTGGCGATGGCTGTTTAGCTTCTAAATCAGCAATTCTGTCAACCACGGCATCGACAGCATCTGAAAAGCCGAACCAGTTGCTCCACTCCGGCCTGTTACCGGTTGCTGCAAAGTACATATCAGCTAAAGCAGACTCAGCATGGTCACGCTCGTTAATGAGTTGCTCTTCGCTTTTCTCCAGTTCAGCAATACGCTTACTTCCATCCGAGATAACGCCCTCGTAATACTCACGCTGCTCGTTGAGTTGTGATTTTGTCTCCTCAAGTTCAGCAACCAGTTTTCGAAGCCCTTCAATCTCACCATTGCGAGCAATGAGGTCGCGGCACATGCTTTCGTTCTCATCCAGCAGTGCCAGCACGGTAGCCGGGTTAGCCTCTGCTATGAATTCAGCGTTTGCATAAGCCTGAGCATCTGTTTCAATCAGGCAGTTAACATGACATTCTGCAATCACGCCACCGGGTTCTCCTTTCCATTTTTGGCAAACAAAAACTCCTGTTAAATTGCCGTGCTGGTTAACAGATGTATGCCCTACGATGTAGCTTCCTTTAGTTGCTTTCTCTGCCGCCTCACGCAGTACCTGATAGTCAATCTTGCTCACTGGTTGCCTCCTTTGCGAATCTGTTCCGCCCATTCTTCTAGGGATTTCTCCGCATATTCACCGGACAGGCCATCAATCGGGTGTGGTTCATTAGCCAACTCTTCTTTCGCTGACAGAATCATGCGTGTAACGTCGAAAACTTCACGTAAAGACTTATTGATAAATCCGTGATTGAAAGCCGCAGCAAGACGGCTTGCGGTATAGTTAATACCCTCGTTGCGAGCCTCAGCACGTACTTCATCGAATTTACGCACCAGATACTCAGCATTTGTTTCATTCACTTTCAGATCTCGTGGTACACATTTCCCGCGAAGAAACCCTTCCATTTCGAAAACATTCATGCGCATTTGCGTAACTCCGATAACTCGTTAAAACGTTCCATAAACATCCCGTAGGCATGGCCTGGCGACAGTGGAATCACTTTGAACATCTCTGTTGCCGGGATACCTTCCAGTACAGGCCAGAAAGAGCTATCATCAAGCCCGAGATCGCGGCGTTCGGTTGCCAGCATGATGAGATCGGCATATTTCACGGGCGTGCTCATAACCGGGGGTAACCCGTATTTCTCACGGATTACGGCGTCTATTTTTTCTTCCATCCGTTTATAGTCAGGAAGAAGGCGTTTCAGTGGAGCGGGAATATCCTGGCAATACGCTTCTGTTGCATCATGCATTAACGCTTCAAAAGCAAATTCCTGCGGCACCAGCTGGCTGCAAAGCACCGCATGTTGGGCGACACTGTAGAAGTGAGAAAGATGACCGGCAAAGCGGCAGATATTTGAAAGGGAAACCGCGATATCGTTAATCACGATGTCGTCTTTATTTATCCTGTCATAATAAAAATGCTTCCCGGAAAAAGTTTTAATAAATGACATTTTGTTCTCCACGTATATGCGCTGCACCGCGCTGAGTTTGGGTAAAAGGAAGCCCTCACCATCCGGTGATTATTGAGTTAATTACGTTTCCATAAATGCCCCCGCAGGGGCATTTGCAGTAATGAAATCAGGCGGTGAAAGTACCAATAAAGGTTTCTACTTTGCTGTCTTTGAATTTCTCAACAAGCAGATCACGAAATTCGTTAGCCATATCTTCCTGCACCGCTTCCAGCTGAATAATGCGCATAACCAGTACAGGACGATCGCCAGTGATAATGCTGAGGCGTAATTTAAACGGACGTTCTTTCAGACCTTCAAACGGAACGCATTTAAATTCAAATGTCACTGGCATAATGTCTTTGGTCTTCGCTTCGACAGATTCCATCAGGGAGCGTTTGCCGCTGAAGTCATTGTCTTCAAAATCAGCGGTCTGGTTCGCTTCAATTGTGATTTTACGGATCGCCGCAACCGCTTTGGTTGCCTGAATGGCGTCACCATTAGCATCAAAGCCCACAAGGTAGTCGGCCCAGTCTTCAATCCATTCTGCCAGTGACTTTTGGGAGTTACGCTCGCCATTAACAGACAACAGAGCAGAGAACGGTGCTGTCTTTTTCAGTTTGAGAGTGGCGGTGTTATCTGCGTGACCTGGTTCATCAATAGTACCCAGGTTAAGCACACTGACGGCACGCATATTATCGGCATCGATAAAGCAGCGGGTGCCTTCATCTGCAAGATCTTTAGAATAACGGGTAAAGTCATCGATGCTGGCAGTGGAAAGCGCACCACGGAAACGGAAGCGATTTAAATTAAATTTTTCCAGATCATGAATGCGGAAATTCTCAGGCAATGCCACAGCATCGGCACCAATCTTACTAATAATTTCATTAACACCCTGAGCAGAAATAAGGGCATGGATTTGATTAATTGCGGTTGCGTCTAAGTTCTGAGACATAATAAGTCCTCACTATATAAAGATATTCAGTGATGAGATAAATAATCGGTTAATTAAGAACGATATTAATGACCTGCTGCGCGGAGTTTTCCGTCAGGTTCACCGGCAAGAGTCAGTAATTGTCCCTGGTCTTCCTGCAGAATAGTCAGGCGACCACCTCGATTGACATACATCGGCGTTTCGGTGGTGTCTTCTTCGGAGATTTTCCCGCGGTTAGTCGGGCGAACATATGAGAGTTTGTGTTTGATTTTCACACGGTTCTCATCAAACGGTTCGATGTCCAGATTGACCGAGACTTTACCTTTGTTTTTCGTGTTCATCACACCGGAAGCGACTTCACTGAGAACTGCGCCGAGTTTGGTTTCAAATACGCCGCCGTCCAGTTCTACGATAAATACCTGCACATCAGTACTGCGTACGCTAGCCATTTTGCTGCTCCTCATCATACCGACCCTGCAAGGTCGGTTGGTTTCTCCACAAAACAGAGAAGAACACCTGCGGTGACAGCCGCCCGGATGGATTGGGTTATGAGCCCGTCGTCCGGTGATGCTCTTCTCTGTTTTGTAAAAAGAGCGGTACCAGCCGGAAGCAAGTGTACAAACTGGTACCGCCAAAGCAGTGGCTGTTGTGGTGACCGGTGCTGATCTCCGGCTTGCGGTTATTTCAGACTCTCACGGGCGTTTAATTGCCCCGCCGAACAGCTCTTTTCCGCAATAGCTGCAATGTCTTTCGCGCATCAGCCTGCGCATTCACCACAACGCTAAGGATTCTCTCTGGTTGAAAATACTTAGCTGTTATGTGCCTGCTTTTAGCCACATCAGGCGAGGTGGACCTGGTTATTCCCCAACAACAAGGATTTGGTTATTATGTAACCCTCCCCAACAACGATAAGGATTTATATGGATCTATGTGTAGATAAGTATGAGGAGAGGCATGTGCCGTTAAGACAAAAGCCTCCAGTTCCTCCAAAACCACCCAAGGAAAACTGAGACTAATATGACCAGAGACGATTATAAATTTTATGTTCACTACTCTTATGTATTGGAGAAGATGAATTACACGTTGTTAACTCGCATTGATAAATTAATAACGTTGATGTTAATCGTTCTCGGTTTTTCAGTTTTCGCCCCGTACAGTAATTTATTTATTTTCGGTTTGTTTGTTGCCGTACTTTCGGTTCTTCAGTTGGTCTATCAGTTTGGCCAAGAGGCTGGAATGTCTAAAGAGCAAGCGAGGCATTACAAAAGACTGCTGATTGAGTCTGATACCCTTCCTGAAGATCAGTTGCAAGCTAGGTATTTAAAAATCCAAGATACTGATAGTAATCCATGGAAATCACTTGAACGAGCGGCTTTCATTCGGGCCTGTATTTTTGCTGGTGTTCCAACTAAGTACGATTTAACAACCAAAGAAAAATTTATAGCTTGGTGTGCGGGAGATCTACCTCTAGAGAATGAACTAACGGATATTAATGATGACCAACAAGCATAATCCAGTTCACGGACATGTACCTCCGAAGCCGAAACCACCGAAACCGAAGAAATGAGACATAATAGGATTGGATAATGAGTCGACCAATAGAGCCTTTTCATATTCCACCTCGTCCCAGGCCACCAGATCCAGGCCCAAAGTGAGGGTTACTGATTTTTAAAGAGCGAAGCGTCCGGTAGGGCGCTTTTTTGGTACTAACGAATCATCCTGGACTTCATATGCCCCAGGCGGCTACTTCGTGGGCGTCCTGCCTGTTCGTTATCTTTGATATAAAATCTAACTTAACTTAGTTTTAATGGCAAGAGAAAACACCAAACTTTTCTTAGTTCGGTGTTTTGGTTAGAGAAAAGGGGGGGCTAGAGTTCGTATTGAACTCCTTTGACTACACCAATGATGAGGCAATTACCATTGATCGGGATGTTGGGGTACCGGGGATTTAATGGCACTAAAAACTTTTGAGGGCCATCGATAACTAATTTTTTTACTGTGGCTTCGTTTGTTCCATCAAGTCTAGCGATGACTATTTTTCCATGCCGGGGTTCTGCATCAGGATCTACAATCACTGTTGCGCCTTCTGGTATTGTTGGGAGGCCGTTAGGGTTAGTCATGGAGTCGCCTTTAACCTCCAATGCAAATGAGTTATCACCAATCTTTAATGATGTATCTACCCACTTGTCTACTTCACTAAACACTTCTGCTGTCCTGCACTCAGTAAACTGCCCAGCCTGAACCCACGAGATTACAGGAACTCTGCGCATGTTTGTGACGAGTTTGCCTTCAAACTCCGCACCATAAAGAATGTAATCTATTGACGTATTGAAGAACTTCGCTAATTTTGAAAGTGCTTCCCCACCAGGGACATTGATGTCTTTCTCCCAGTACCCCACAGCAACGTCACTTACTCCACAAAATTTACCCAATTCTTTCTGGGACGTTCTGGTAACTCTTCTCAGAGCTTTTATACGCTGACCAACCGTTTCCATAGGAGCACCATTTCTTTAATTACTAAGTAATCTTAGTTTTTATTGACCTAAGATAGATTGATAATTAACATCTAATAAAACTTAGTTTGGAGGGCATATGACGACTGACGATATCGAAAGCTACTTCGGCAGCATTGAGAAAGTTGCTGCTTTTTTCGGCATAACAACTGAAGCCGTTTATCAGTGGCGAAACCGTCCTGGCCAGTTAATTCCAAAAGGACGTGCAGCAGAGGCTGCATATAGAACTTGCGGACGGTTGCCATTTAAACCTGAGCTTTATGAAAAATCTAATGGATAAATCGATTTACAGAAACCACAGATATGAGGGCTTAAACGTGGGTAAAGAACCTGAATGGAAAGTTGATAAGCAACCAGCATGGCTGGTGGCAGCAATACGAAGAACGATTGCTGATTTACCTCATGGCTATGAGGAAGCAGCAGAAATTCTTGGTTTGTATAAATCTGATGATATCACCCCAGCAAAAGATCAATTGCATAACAGACTGCGTAGCGGTGGGGATCAAATTTTTCCACTTGAGTGGGCCATGGTTTTACAGGATGCCAGTGGTACCAGGCATGTAACGGATGCAATAGCCCGTCGTAGTAATGGGGTGTTTGTGCCGCTGGTGGTCATTGATGACATTGACAATGGTGACATTAATCAGCGGCTGATGGAGTCAATAGAATGGATTGGCAAGCATTCCCAGTACTTACGCAAGGCAACTGCTGATGGAGTTATTGACCAGGCTGAGCGTGAGCAAATCGAAGAGAACAGCTACCAAGTAATGGCGAAGTGGCAGGAGCATTTAACACTGTTATTTCGTGTTTTTTGTGCGCCGGAAAAGAGTAACGCCCGCGAGTGTGCAGCTCCGGGCGTCGTGGCGTCGATTGCTTCTGGTTGTGGAGAAACTAACGCATGAACAGTTTAACAACACACTACCGTCGCTCGCAACTGATTGCGCTTCCTGTACCGGGTGGAAAAGCGAAGGTGGAGTATTGCTATGCAGTGAATGTACCAGGTGACAGGGAAATTGTAACCCACAGCTTTGCAGAGTGGGCTGTGGGTGATTTCAACCGGCAGAAGGAGACAGTCCTTTGCGACAAGTTAACCGCTGGTTCAAAGATCACCACGGAGTGCCCGTCAGAGTCATTCGTTGGGAGCCGGAAACACAACGGGTTATCTACCTCCGTGAAGGCTATGAACATGAATGCTTCAGCCCACTTGAGCATTTCAGGCAAAAGTTCAGGGAGATAAGGGACGATCATGAGCAAACCAGTAATGATTGATTCTGCCATTCCGGGACGTTACACTGTTCAGGCACCTTATAAAGCGGGTGCCGGGATTGGCGTCCTGAAATTGTCAACGGCGATGTATGACGCGCCAGCGTCTTTTTTATCGTCCGCATTTGCTCACATCCAGATTATGGTGGGCTGGGCGGGGGCACCGAAAGGTGCGCCGGTCTCCGTTGACGCCGGTTACGCCAACCCCGTCCAGTTCACCACCAGTGAAATTGGCGTTTCCGGTGGTGGAAGTTTTTCACTGTCAACGGAGGCTGCCATCATGGCTACGATCCCAGCCCTCACTCAACCTGAAATCACCATTGACAACGGCCAGGCCGTTACCACTTCTTTGGCTGTTGCCAACTTCTTCTCCAAGCGTCACGACGATGTGCTGAAAAAGATCCGCACTCTGGATTGTTCCCCTGAGTTTTGTGCCCGCAATTTTGCGGAGACATCGATTTCGGTAAATCAACCGAACGGTGGTACACGCAAGCTCCTTTGCTATCAAATCACACGAGACGGTTTTGCGTTTCTTGCTATGGGTTTCACGGGTAAACGTGCTGCCCGGTTCAAAGAGGCATACATCAATGCCTTTAACCAGATGGAACAGGCGCTGATCGGAAAGGTTGATACTTCATGTGTCGCGCACAATGCCCACGTTGTTTACCTCTACATGGCTGAAATTCACCGCGTTTGGTTAGAACAACTTTATCCGATGCTGGTTTCAGTTCAGTCTCCGCTGGCTTCATCGCTCTACGACTACATCAACGATGGTGTATTCGTTGCCGGGCTGGTGGACTCGGAACTGAACGAAAAGCATAAGGAGGTGCGTAAGTGAGCACCAAATTAACCGGCTATGTATGGGATGGTTGCGCAGCGTCAGGCATGAAATTATCCAGTGTGGCAATTATGGCCCGTCTGGCTGATTTCAGTAATGACGAGGGTGTGTGCTGGCCATCAATTGAAACCATTGCCCGCCAGATTGGCGCGGGGATGAGTACCGTCAGAACGGCTATCGCACGGCTGGAAGCAGAAGGCTGGTTAACGCGTAAGGCGCGTCGCCAGGGTAACCGCAATGCGTCGAATGTTTATCAGCTTAACGTTGCGAAGCTTCAGGCTGCGGCATTTTCTCAACTGTCAGATTCTGACCCGTCAAAATCTGACGCATCAAAATCTGACCCGTCAAAATTTGATGCGTCGAAATCTGGCAAAAAAGCGTGTTTTCACCCGTCAGAATCTGGCGGGGATCCGTCAGTAAAATCAAAACATGATCCGTCAGATAAAAAACCTTCTCGTCCGGACGCTTTGCAACCGGACACGCAGACGGCTGAACAGGATTTTTTAACTCGCCATCCTGATGCGGTTGTATTCAGCCCTAAAAAGCGCCAGTGGGGAACGCAGGATGATTTGACCTGCGCACAGTGGCTCTGGAAAAAAATCATCGCCCTGTACGAGCAGGCCGCCGAATGTGACGGCGAGGTGGTTCGTCCCAAAGAACCGAACTGGACAGCATGGGCAAACGAAATTCGCCTGATGTGTGTGCAGGATGGTCGTACTCACAAACAAATCTGCGAGATGTACAGCCGCGTCAGCCGTGATCCGTTCTGGTGCCGTAACGTGCTCAGCCCGTCGAAGTTGCGGGAAAAATGGGATGAGCTTTCCCTGCGCTTATCGCCGTCCGTCAGCACGCACACAGAAAAACGTGAAGACCCGTACTTCAAAGCCAGTTACGACAACGTGGACTACAGCCAGATCCCGGCAGGATTCAGGGGGTGATCATGAGTCTGTTAAATGACGTTCAGAAATTCATTGAAGCCCATCCGGGCTGTACTTCCGGAGACATTGCGGATGCTTTTTACGTGGGGGCTTAATGAGTAATAAATATTGCCAGGCGCTGGTAGAACTGCGGAACAAACCAGCCCATGAACTGAAGGAAGTGGGCGATCAGTGGCGCACGCCGGACAACATTTTCTGGGGAATTAACACCTTGTTTGGTCCGTTTGTTCTGGATCTGTTCACTGACGGTGATAACGCCAAATGTGCCGCGTATTACACGGCGGAAGACAACGCGCTGGCGCATGACTGGTCAGAACGTCTTGCGGAGCTTAAAGGTGCTGCCTTTGGTAATCCCCCATACAGCCGCGCCAGTCAGCATGAGGGGCAATACATCACCGGCATGCGTTACATCATGAAACATGCCAGTGCCATGCGTGATAAGGGCGGGCGCTATGTTTTCCTGATCAAAGCTGCCACCAGCGAAGTGTGGTGGCCGGAAGATGCGGACCATATTGCTTTTATTCGCGGGCGTATTGGTTTTGAACTGCCTGCCTGGTTTATACCGAAGGACGAGAAGCAGGTGCCGACAGGCGCTTTCTTCGCTGGTGCTATTGCTGTTTTCGACAAGACCTGGAAGGGACCGGCAATCAGCTACATCGGGCGCGATGAACTTGAGGCATGTGGTGAGGCATTTCTGGCGCAGGTTCGCCAGCAGGCGGAAAAACTGGTCAGGGAGATGGTGGCATGAAGCTAATACTGCCTTTTCCGCCCAGCGTGAACACGTACTGGCGACACCCCAACAAAGGGGCATTTGCTGGTAAGAGCCTGATAAGCGAGGCGGGGCGAAAATTTCAGAGCGCGGCGTGTGCCGCCATCATTGAGCAGTTACGTCGTCTGCCGAAACCAACGTCGGCACCTGCTTCAGTGGAGATCGTGTTGTTTCCTCCGGATAACCGGATCCGCGATCTGGACAACTATAACAAGGCGCTGTTTGATGCCCTGACCCACGCGGGTGTGTGGGAAGACGACAGACAGGTGAAAAGAATGCTGGTGGAGTGGGGACCGGTTATCCCGAAAGGGAAGGTCGAGATCACTATCAGTAAGTATGAGAAACCGGCGGGTGCAGCCGCCTGATTAAGAGGAGAAACGAAGTATGAATAATCTGATGGTCATTGATGGTATTGAAGTTCGTCGTGATGCTTATGGGCGTTACAGCCTGAACGATCTGCACAGGGCAGCCGGGGGAGAACAAAAAAACCGCCCGAAATACTGGCTCTCCAATAAGCAAACCTGTGAATTGATTGAACAACTTTTCACCGAGGGGGGAATTCCGCCTCTGGAAAAGAATCAACCAGTTAGCGTTATCAATGGCGGAAATAACCAGGGGACGTATGTCTGCAAAGAACTGGTGTATGCCTATGCAATGTGGATCAGTCCGTCATTCCATCTGAAGGTGATCCGTACTTTCGATACGGTAACCAGCGCACCGGAAAAATTATCCGGGCAGGCTGCTGACAAGATGCAGGCTGGTGTGATTCTGCTGGACTTTATGCGTCGGGAGTTAAACCTGTCTAACTCATCTGTGCTTGGTGCCTGTCAGAAACTCCAGGAGGCTGTTGGCTTACCGAATCTGGCACCGCGCTATGCCATTGATGCTCCTGCCGATGCACCCGATGGCTCAAGTCGCCCCACGCTGTCGCTAAGTGCACTGCTGAAACAGTATGGTATCCGCCTGACGGCTAATCAGGCATATCACCAGATGGTGAAGCTGGGGATCGTCGAGCAGCGCGAACGATACAGCCGTACCGCGATTAACAACATCAAAAAATTCTGGTCGCTGACGGCGAAAGGCTGCATGTTCGGCAAGAACATCACCAGTCCTGCAAATCCGCGCGAGACGCAGCCGCACTTCTTCGAATCCCGATTCCCTGAGCTGTTAAAGCTGCTCGATACCGTTCATTGAGGTGACCGTGAGAGCACTACTGACCCCTGAAATTGCCCCGCGTATGGGGATCGTATTGTTCAGACCAGGTTCAGAGCTGATGCCCCTGTTTATGCAGGGGCGTGTCCTGCTGGAGCCTGAGCCGGAACGTTATTCATCTTTCGCCAGTGGTGCCGTTCCGGCGGCATCACAACCGCTGGCGGATGATCCTGCCGTTCGGGCCGTGTTCCGCAATGAGGCAGTGATCCGTCGTGCTGGTGGCGTGGAATGTCTTGAAAGCTGGTTACTTCGTGAAAAAGGCTGCCAGTGGGCTCATTCCGACTGGCACAGCGAGAACATGACCACAATGCGGCACGCTCCGGGCGCAATCCGTCTGTGCTGGCACTGCGATAACCAGCTGCGCGATCAGTTCACGGAACGGCTGGAATCAATGGCAACGGATAACTGTGCCCGCTGGGTGTTATCTGTTGTGCGCCGTGATCTCGGTTTTGATGACAGTCACGTTGTGACAATGCCGGAACTGTGCTGGTGGCTGGTTCGTAATGACCTGGCGGATGCCTTACCGGAAAGTGCAGCCCGTAAGGCACTGAGATTACCGAAGCCTGTTGTGCCGTCTGTCACCCGGGAGAGTGACCTTGTTCCTTCGGTTCCTGCCACCAGCATTATCCAGGATAAAGCGAAAAAGGTGCTGGCGCTGAAAGTGGATCCGGAGTCGCCGGAGTCTTTTATGTTACGCCCAAAACGTCGCCGCTGGGTTAATGAAAAGTACACGCGCTGGGTTAAGACACAGCCGTGTGCATGTTGTGGAAAGCCAGCTGATGATCCCCACCACCTGATAGGCCACGGTCAGGGGGGAATGGGTACAAAAGCGCATGACCTCTTTGTGTTGCCTTTGTGCAGAAAGCATCACGACGAGCTGCATGCGGATACCGTGGCATTTGAAGAGAAGTATGGCTCCCAGCTGGAGCTGATATTTCGTTTTATCGATCGTGCGCTGGCAATTGGCGTGCTGGCCTGATTTTGTGGAGAAAGTTGATGCGTGATATTCAGATGGTTCTTGAACGCTGGGGGGCATGGGCTGCAAGTGGTAACACCGGGGTGGACTATTCTCCGATCGCTGCCGGATTCAAAGGACTTTTACCATCTGCCACTAAACCACGTCCGGCCTGCTGCGATGATGACGGACTTATCATTGAAAACTGTCTTGCTCGTCTGAAGCAGAAAAAACCTGAGGAGTATTCGCTTCTCATTGCTCATTATTTGTTGCGAATATCAAAAAGACAGATAGCCAGGACGAGAAAGAAAAGCGAAAAAGCAATACGAATTGAGATGCAGATAGCCGAAGGGTTTATTGACGGATGTTTGTCTGTGCTGGGGGTAAGACTGGAGATGGACGACTGGCTGCTAAAAAAGTAA